CGCTCATTGTGCCTGGATACACTATGAAATGATCAAGGGATCCTATCCTCCTTCCTGCAAAGACCTTCCTCACATCTGACGTCATGGCCTTGAGGTACGATATACGTCCTTTTGTTTTGTTGGCCATGTTCTCAATCATGTCAGCTTTGATTGTTCCGTTGGGGTTAAAGTAGGCCTTTGTGAAGTCTTTGTCGGGGAATTGGTTATCCAGAGGTAGGATTAGATTCATAACGCTGGCAAATTCTGCCGGATCGTCCTTCATGACTGTGCCAGACATGAGGAGGATCTTAGATTCTTTTACTACATGGAAGAGCCTGTGAAACTGTTTGTAGATATCCAGGGGCTCGGTCAGGCCAGCCTTTCTCTTGTTTACGAGGAAGTTTCTGACATCATCGGCCTTGCGTACGACCTCATCCTTTTCTCTGAGGTTGTGTACCTCATCAATCACAAAGATAGTGTTACTGTAGCGGTGGGCCAGTGTCTCATCGGGCATTTTTGCTATCTCCTTGGCAAACGTCTCAAAGGTGTTGAACCGATAGAATGCGGACGTGATCTTGCGTGTTCTATGGATGCGCTCCAGGTCCGAGAGCTTGTCGTAGTTGTCAGGGATGTATCGTCCATCTGTGCATGAGAAGAGGAGTTCCTGTAAGAAGTTGTTAAGGAGTCCTGTTCCTTTGGCGCAGACGACGGCGCCGTTGATGTGTTTGTTTTTCTCATAGCGCAGTTGCTCAATGGCCGCTATAGCTGTACAGGTCTTACCGGTTCCCATCTCATGAAAGAGAAGCAGCTCATTGTAAGGTGTTACAGAGGACATGAACCTGGCAATTATCTTTTGGTGGTTGTACTGTTCGCCCGTCCCCCTAGTAGCCAACTTCTCAAATCTGGGAAGTTTCAATGACTCAAATTCTTTCTTTGTCACAATAGCATCGTTGAAGGACTTCCCTTGATAAGGATTGAGGCGTGGATCTTTAAACTTGAAGATGTTAGGGTACTTGGGAAAGAAATTCTCAATCTCCATCGTGTTTTGAGTAAGGCAAGAAGTATATAGGGCAACGGTTGGTACCTCTTCGTTTGGCAAGGGCCCCTCCAGGATCAACATATCAGATGTATGTATTTGAAATGATCCTGAAGGAGTCTTCAGAAATAGTTAACTGAGACTATTAGGTTTATGTCTGTTGAAATGATCCTGAAGGAGTCACCCAATGCGGAGTCAAGGACGGCGATTCCGTGCGCCAACTGCCATTTAAAACTACTTGTAGCATTCGAGAAGTGAAGGTGATTGTACCTGGAGGAAGAGGCTACAACCACGAGTACCCTCATCATGGAGACGATGACACGCGGCGTCTCTTTACAACCTCTTCAACCAAGAAACATTGGCCACGAACGGATACGTGATATATGACAAATACAAGGATAATGCACAGGCCGTATACTTGGTAACCCCGTAAGGTTACCAAAAGACACAATGTAACCAACGCCTTAGGCACTGATAATCTTCACAGTTACACCCTTCTTCACGTTTCCCCAATCACCGGCACGGCTCATCTCGACGAGGCTGAACTGATCCTTCTCATTCAAGGCCAACACAGATATCTGCTTCACGTTACCGACGCTCTTGAGAGTGTTGGTAATGCTTTCCTTGATTTTTGAGGCAGACAACATTTTGAGGGGTTCGGGGATAGGACAGGATCCATCCTTGCACTCCTTCTTGGGAATCGCTATATTGCGCTTTTTCAAGGCTTTAGTGAGCTCATCACTCTCACCAACGTAAGGAACGATCAACATGATGCTCATTTTGTGTTTATTGGCGTATACATAACCCCTTGTACTCATTCTTGTTTTGCCTTCACGTCTCGCTTCAGTTGCTCTCCGCCCTTAATATGAATGATGAGAGCCTTGTCGAGACCCAACATCTCAGGACCCAACTCCTCTTGCTCATACAGGAGGAAAGGTGTGGCCTCTTCCAGGTAGCACTCGTCGTAGCTCTCGTCAACAACGGCTGTAACCTCATACTCTCTCTTTTTCACGATTAGTTTAACTTTGTCGCCCTTGATGTAATGAACCAAGAGGAATCGATCGTTCCCCAGAGGGATTGTGGTCTCATGCAACCACTGCTTCAGTTTGGTGATCTTCTCTTTGTATACGGCTCTGGCCAGCGTTTTGAGGAAGAACAGAGCCCACAGGATAGCGGTCTGCCAACTTCTGGTGATGGCATGAAGAGCAACAAAAGCACCAACATGGTCCTTCATCAATGGCCAGTAGATATCCTTTACAGCGAGGAGGTTGATCAATGTAAATATATAGAATAACACAGTTACGAACATTTTCTGTTAGCCGGATGATGTTAAATCGTTTAGGAGACGTGTTTTAAGGTTACATCAAATCAATAGGAGGCGCTGACGGTATGGCTGGGTACAGGCTCTCATAGATTGGATACGTTGATGAGGTTTGACGTAAACACGGGTGCTCGTACGCGGTCTCTTCAGAATGTGTCAAGAGGCTCAGAGATCTTCTATCGCGCGCAGCGGAGCCGTTAACACTGGCTGTTCGCTTCATACTGTCCATTTCGTAGAGGTATGGGAGGAGGTGTGGGTCCATGGGCAACATGGAATGAACTAAGGCTATGATCTCAGGATCGTCTGTTCGCTCATAGACCAAGTCAAAAAAGGTGAGACCACCACAAAAGGTCTTGAACCAGTTTACCTTACCCCTCTTTACGATCTCTTTCACGAGGGCCTTGTCATTTAGGTTGTAAGCGAGCAGCTCAGTAAAGTCACAGTACTTGTACATCAGATCAACAATCCACTCATGTTTCTTTGCGCTGGGGTGGGTAGTGAGGAAGATGAAGATGTTATTGGTGTTGATATCACGTTCGTGGAGGGTCTTGAGGATATCTACTACAGCTTCTTCAGACGCACATGTCAGGAGAGTTTCCTCGTCGGTGTTAAAGATCGGGTGCTCGCAAAGTGGGCATTGGGGTTTGTAGATCCCATCAATACATGAGGAGTGAAAAACATGCTTGCACAGGAGTTTACGCCCAGGGCCCCTGCGTCGCGAGCCTCTCCTCAGATCTATGATCTTGATTTTGCTCAAACAGATAGAACAGGTTGGTTGGAACTTCATTTTATAACTCATTTATAACTTTAGATCACATAGTAGGAGGAATATCTGAGTTAACGATTTGTGTGAAGTAGAGAAAATGAACTTGGAAAATATCATCGTGTGCGCCATATGCCTCGTGGCCATCGCCATAGTAGGCTACTTCATGTACACCAAGGTTACGGCCCAGAACCAGGAGATGCTCAAAATCTCCAAACGTTGCGAAGCCATTGAGATGTTGTTTGCAAGACCCCCTCCCCCAGATGACCTGCAGGCCATGTATAGACCCAAGTACGCGGCCGAACGTCCAGCTCCTTCTTCGGGTAACTCCCAAACCGAACGACCGTCGCCCAGATCACCTCCCTGTGAATCCGCCATGTGTGACCTAGAACCTCTCCAGATCGACACAACTGAAGACGAACTGGACTATATCGTTAATGCCGAACTAAACAAAGTCATCGAGGAAAACAATGCATCCCCAAAGAGGAAGACCGGTAAACGTGCAGTGAACAACCAAAGTAGACAAATTACCCCGGGGATCACTCATAAATAGTCAAGTTATATAATAGTTATATAATTTGGGATTTAAGGGCTCTAAAGATCATTCCTGTGGAGTAAAAACATCATGTTATTGTATTCTAAACTATACGACTTGCTCACAGGTCGAAGTACGAGCGGTGGTAGACCAGCTCTCAGATGCACCGTGAAGGAGCTCTACGGCCGTAACGACAAACTGCGCTACGTGCACTTCAACACAGAGAACGGCATCCCATGCTTACTGTACATACCATCAAATCATGAGATCAAAATGGACACTAAGAAGTTTCTATCCTTGTCGCGATGGAGGGATAACGACGTCAATTTTGAGGCTGTTCTGGCCGCTGACCCAGATGTGTCTATCGTAAAGGAAGTGCGGGCCACGTCATCACCACAAGGGCTTATCGATCTCATCAAGCGCCTCGAGCCGTCGCTGAAGTCTATCCCATACAAGATAGGTATCATATCGGAGGAGTACCTGATGGTACTTGACGAAGAAGGTATAGACGTCTTCTATGCGAGTGGGCCTAAGGAGACCAAGCTTCTCGTTGTCTTAGATCTTGAGACGTTACTCTTCAAGAACATCATACCGGAGTTAGAACGAGTACATAAAAACGTGGTAAAACTAATCCAAGACTCAACAAATAGGTACTGGGAATCGCTGCTAGAGTTGTTAAAGAAATGTCATCAACTCAAGATAGTCACTAAAGGAAAACAAAACTTGGACAACCTGGGGTTAATAGACCAAAGCATGAAGATGGGCATGTCCCACAAGGCTATCAAATTGGCGCTCGAGTGCTGTTTCGATGAATAAACGGTTGCATGATCACGGGCAAACGAGGCATCACCTACTTCACACGAAGACGAACTTTGAAAACATAGATCCGGCTGTCGCAGGGCTCATCCTCAACCTTGAAAAGGTATCGTTACCATCTTCAGGGAAATAGACGCCCAAAAAATTTGATTCTCCAGAGTTGAATATCCTAGAAACACATTTATGAAGCATAAAGTAATAGACAAACTTATTCCACTATGTCTGTGATTACCAAACAAATCGTTCAACAGCAGTTGAGGAAGAAGCCAGATGTCGACAAGGAGCAACCATCTGTTGAGTTGTACTGCTCCGAGTACAGCGTGCCTCACAGCAACAACGCCAAGAGCTACGTCTTTAATGGTGACCAGCTCTTCTTCGAAGGCTACCCCTACTCAATCGAACTTACTCAGACCAACTATGAGGGGCTTGAGTTTGAGAAGTGTAGGTTCTTTGAGGCACACGAAGGCACCCTACTCAGAGTGTTCAACATCAACGGTAAATGGTACACCTCCACCAACCGACGTCTGAACGCCTTCAACAGCAAGTGGGCGGCAAAGACTACCACCTTTGGTATCCACTTTGCCGACGCAGTCCGAGAGAACATCAGAGCCGTTAACGACGACGAGTTCTTTGAAGACGAGGAAGAAAAGAATCTGGAGGACAGGAAGAAAGACGCCAGGGACTACCTGAATAAGATCTATGATGCCAGCCTGGATAAGACCAAAAAGTATATGTTCCTGCTCGAGCCATGTAAGGAAGAGCGCATCGTCTGCCTCACGAACTCTCCCCGCTTCTTCAACATTGGCGTCTTTGACAAAGACAACAATCTGTCTCTTGACGAAGACGTGGTGTTGGGCGGGCATGCGGTCCCAAAACCTCAAGAACTGGTCTTTGAGGACATGAAGGAGATGCTCTGCGCGCTCGACAAAATTAACTTCAATCTCATCCAGGGCTTCATTGCCATCCAGAGCGAGGAAGGGCGCGACGACAAGCACTTCAAAATTCTAAACAGCCAATACAAGTACTGCTTTGGACTGAGGGATAACACATCCAGTATCAGGTTCAGGTACCTCCAGCTTGAACACCAGAACACCATGATCAACCTGGGGCTTGGCATAAACCAGCAGACGACCGCCCAGACCAAACAAATGCTTGACGATTTTTGCGCGATGTATGATTTCAATCCTCGCCCTCTCCACGAATACGTCTGGCTCAAGATTGTGGGAGACCTCTTTCAGAAGTACCAACAACGGTACATCAGGAAGATGCCCGACGCCTCCCTCACGGAGAAGCAGGACAGGATGCTCAAGGAGATCCATCAGCATTTCATCGAGTCCTTGAGGGCAGGCAACCGTCGCCCAACTGACAAGACCAAGATCATGGATATACTCTCAATGCAAAGCCCCTCCTCCCTCAATCAGCTCATCGCCGAGTATGAGAAGAAGGATAAGGACGCAGAGAGAGAACGTCGCATGAGAGAGATGTAAACGTTGATTCCCTCGGACACTTTAATTCGGCCAAAAGACGGCTGTTTCGCCGTCCTAGCCCGACCACCAAAGGCCTTGAAAATTTTACCCTTCGGGGTAACATTTTCTTACAAGCATACGCTCATGATTATCTACAACTTGCATATATGAAATCTAAAGACAGCCCTTCCATATATTGAAGAAAATGTATCACACCGTAAGTCAATTGTTAAACAATCCCCGCAGACTCGTGTATCTTAAAGAACAGTACATGAAGGAAGTCTTCAAGTTCAAAGACCACGATATTCAATTCCTGAAACTGTTTTGGCAACCAGACTTTGACGAATCGTGGGTCCTCCTTGACGAACCCTTCATTGAGAAATGGCTCATTCAGGACACTAACCTCAACCTGAATCAACTATATCAACAGATCCTGTTCACCATGTTCCACAAGGACGCCGACTACAAGCTGTCATTCGAGGCCAACCCTGAGAGTATATACATGGTCAAGGGGTACTGCCTCAAAGACCTGTGCATCATCTGCAACAAGCTATTCAGGGACTTCTTTGTCAGACTTGCTCGCGTAGCCCACATGCTTGTCCTCACCAAATCAATTGAGGACAACACGACCCAGATCAAACTCAACAAGACAACCAAGCAACTTGACGCCCTGTCCAGCAAGACCGACAACCTCACATTCCTCGTCGAAGAGATCGTGAGCGAACGGCTAGCCGAAGTGACCAACAAGGTGATTCCGGACTCAAGATGTGAGGAGGTAGTTAACCTCATTAAGTTGCCTCAATCGTTCAGCGCGTCACCCCACATGCCCTCTCACCTCCACAATGTGGGATACATAGTCATCAGGTGCCTCCGCAAGAATTACAATAAACATCTCAATAGGGTCAAAACGTACGCAGTGGACGGGTGCGGCATCACGATGGAGGAGGTATTTGATTCGCCGGTCGCTAACAAAGGCATAGATGTCGTGAAGGCGCTCAGGGAGGTCGGCGTCAAGACACACAAAAACAACGGCGTGTCGGCCGACGATCATCTCAATCTAATAGAAAAAATCAAGGACATTCTAGGCGTGGAAGACACGTTGTAAACAGACAGTTTATGACAGTTTATCCTTCATTACCTACTATAGTATAAATGAAATGTAAAAATCAACCATATAGTGGGAAAATTTGAAGATATTTATTGACGAACATAAGATAATTAAAAAGGATGAGTAATACCAAGAATCACCCCGCATCAACCGCCACCCTCAACGAGTTCCTAAAGGAGATGAAGGCCCCCAACGATCCCGCCCACACACATGTGTCAATGGGCACCCCCAGGGGCATATACGCTTTCGGGTCCAAGATGAAGGACTTCTGGCAAATCTACAGTAACTCCCTATCTCAGAAGAATCCCATCTACTTGGCCGAAAACCCCGGCAAAGAGACACCCATCCTCGTCGACATAGACATCAGAGTCAAGAAATCCATCCTCTCGAAGGACGACGAGAAGCGCCCTCACCTCTACACCGACAATCAGGTTAAGGAAGTCGTTGGCGCGTACCAACAGGCCATTCATGAGGTTGTAGACTTCTCAAACATAGCCGCTGACAAGCGGGACGCCGCATACACCTGCGTGCTGCTCGAGAAGAAACCCTACGAGACTGAGATCGGCGGTGAGAAGTACATCAAGAACGGCTTCCATCTCCACTTCCCAAAACTGTTCCTCGATAAGAAGGCCCAGAAGGTATACATCATCCCAAAAGTTCAAGAACGAATCAGCGGGCTATTTGACAACATCGGGGCCAAGGACTTTCTCGACACCAACTCAATTAACGTCCACTGGCTCCTCTACGGGTCCAGAAAACATAACAACACCCCTTACAAAGCAACAAAGTGCTTCCTCAAAGACGTGGAGGAGGTTTCCCTTGAAGAAGGCCTGTCCGATTATGTCTGCAACAGATACCCAGGCGAATCACCAGACGACGTAGACTGTGATGGTCGCGTGAAGGAGCTGCTGCCGCGCATCCTATCCATCTTTCTCTACGACAGGGCCAACCATTACTTCTACAACCCCAAACCCAGCGTCACCACTCCCCTCATGAAGACGTTTGAGATGGTCAAAACCAAGAGGAAGCAGTACGACAACGACTCTGTCGAGAAGCAGCTCCAGGAGGCGCAGCAGCTCATCGGTATGATGAACGCCTCACGCGCAGACGACCGCGCCACCTGGCTACGCGTCGGCTTCTGTCTGTGGCAGATCAGCGGAGGAGACGACGACGGTTTCTCGCAGTGGCTCGAATTCTCTGAACAGAGTGACAAGTTTGACGAGAGCGAGTGCCTGTCTCTGTGGCAGAAGATGCGCCCCAACAACTTCACCATTGGGACGCTCAAATACTACGCAAAGCAGGACAGCCCCGAGGAGTATGAAAAGATGATCGACGAAAAGACTCACCACCTCGTCATTGAGGCCGTTAACGGATGCCACAACGACGTCGCCAAAATCCTCAACAACGAATACGGCAATGAGTTCGTGTGCACCTCAATCGGCAATAAGGAGTGGTATCAGTTCAAAGACCACATCTGGAAGCCACTTGACAAGGGCACTCGCCTCCGAGAGCGCATCTCAGACGACAACGGTATCATCATCAAGCAACTCAAGTCTAAACGCCGCGAAATCTACAGCACACTTGAGGCCCTGGAAGGCAACGATCCTGAGAAAAAGGACTGTGAGAAAAGACTGAAGAAGATTAACGACCTCATCAAACAGTGTAAGGCCACACCATTCAAGAACCACGTGATGGTAGAGTCACAGGAGGTATTCTATAACCCATCGTTCTACAATCTTCTCAATAAGAACCCATACCTGGTCGCCTTCAAGAATGGCGTCTACGACTTCGAGAACGACATTTTCAGAGACGGAAACCCAGAAGACTACATCTCAGTCGCGCTGCCCATCGAGTACATGGACTACGGGTCCGTTGACCACCCTGACGTGATGGAGGTGGACGACTTCTTTCAGAAGGTCTTCCCGGACCGCGAGGTCCGCGACTACTTCCTAGACCAGGCGTGCCATGTCTTTGTAGGAGGTAACCATCACAAAGTTATCCTCTTCTGGACTGGTGAGGGCAACAACGGCAAGACGGTCACTCAGACCCTGTTTGAGAAGATGCTCGGCAAGCTGGCCGTCAAGTTCAGCACATCTCTCCTCACGGGAAAGAAGGCCAACCTTGGAGCTGCCAATCCTGAGATGGCTCGCGCCGGTGACGGTGTGAGGTGGGCAGTGATGGATGAACCCAATGCCGATGAGATGATCAGCTCCGGCACGCTCAAAGGGCTGACCGGCAATGACTCATACTGGGCTCGTGACCTGTTCCAGAAGGGTAAGGAGACGAGGGAGATCCAACCTATGTTCAAATTGCATATGATCTGTAACAAACTTCCAGCCATCAAAGACGCCGACAAGGCTACATGGAATAGGATCCGCGTCATCCCGTTCGAGAGCACCTTCAAACTCGAACATGAATGTCCTCACGGCTTTGAAGATCAGATCAACCAGAAGATTTTTCCTATGGACAAGAACTTCACGGACAAGATCCCAAAGATGACACAACCGTTGGCCTGGTATCTTATCCAGAGGTGGCGTGCCATCAGGAAGTTTGAGCCTGTAGAACCTGAAAAGGTCAAGGTTGCTACCGACATGTACAGGCAGGAGAACGACATCTACAAGCAGTTCGAACAGCAATGTGTCTTCACAAAGAAGGAGACGAAGCTCACTCCTGCTACCCTGTACTCTCACTTCAAGGAGTGGTTCAGAGAGGAGTGTCCCAACCACATCACCCCGACCAGGAGTGCTGTCAGACAGCACTTCATCACGCAGTGGGGCGACCTCGAGAAAGGAAAGTACTGGACCGACAAGACATGCAGGCAATCGGCTGTTAATGACGATAGTGGAATTGAGGAAGGAAGAGGGGCCAAGGTTAACCCATTCCTGTAAATGTGATAACACTTACTTTTACTTACTTCTTTTTAGTAGGTTGAGCATAGTTAGCAAGTTGGTCATAACCCCGAGAGGTTATGACAAAATAATACAACCGGTTAATCCTCATCGCGTTGCCGCGTCTCTGCGAACTGGAGGTAGTCATCGCAACCAAACCTGAAATCTGGGACTTGGTCAGCCTTGAAATAGAAGACTGCATCAGTCCACTCGTTGCTCTGGATCTGGTTGTTGATGTAGATGCACGTGTATTCAGTAGTGAGCTCGTTCATGAGTTGACAGAAGATGGTATATGAGGGGATGATGCTGGCAAAGTTCTTATAGATCTTATCGCGGTTAGCCTGGTTGGGCTCCCTGAAGATGAAGACCCCGTCAATGTTGGTTCTGATGTTGGGCTTAAAGTCGAACACGTACTGGTTCGCGAAGATGGCCAGCATGTTCCAGTGCCGCCCGTTCTTGAAAAGTCCTTGAAGCAAAGGGTCGTTAAAGATCTTGACGTCGTCCATGCAATCGTCCATTACAAGGACGGACCATCCGTTGGGTAGGTGTTCCTTGGCCAGTTTCTGACGTTTGATAAAGTTTTCGACCACGTCCTTCTTGTACTTCTCGTAGATGAAGAGGTCTGGAAAGAGACGTGAATAGAACTTGTTACTGTCCTCAGACCCGGAGATGACAAGACCGGTGGGGATAACGTGCTTCTTGGCGTATAGGAGATGTTTGATCAGAACGGACTTTCCTGAGCCTGGCTTGCCAATGATGGTGATCTTTGACCCGCCAAGATTAGATTTGAGACTCTCAGCGTTGGGCCTGATGGAGTCTATATTCAGTTCTTTGATTGAAATCGTTTTGATCATTTTTGCACACGAAGGGTAAACCATAAATCGTGACGGGCGTTGACGGAGGAAATGGTCCTACGGGTCAAACATCAACGCAAACATGGAAGTACGGCTGCAGGTTTAGGCGTACTCGACTCTTTCAAAAATTGAATTATAGATAGAAAGGATGATAGAAAAAAGTAAAGCATGTCTAACCAAGTCAACATTATCTCCGCCGAGCAAGACGCTGCATTTCACAAACTCAATGTCGACAACATCGTCGTCGAGTTGCCCAAGAACGCCGCTGCCCCAGGGCAGAAGGGCGTCTGGGTCAACATCAAGTACAAATATAGCAATGGGAAGAAGGACAAACTAGACAAACTCAAGATTCAGACATCTGAGCTCTTCTCGTACGGCATCTCGCGGTATGAGGAGTCGTCGCCCCCCAAGATGTGCCTTGCCATGGTTAATAGGAAGCTTCGTGAGGCGCAGGCTAACGGTGAGGACATCAGTGAGGAGGATGCAGAGGACATCAAAATCGAGGACGCCACTATCAAGATGTTGGTTGACATCACAGAGAAGGTCAAGGAGGCGATGAAGGAGAAGGAGATGGTCACTGCTCTCGGTAAGCAACGCGACAAGAAGTGGGCTTCTAATGTCGATAGCATGGAGATCGTCAAGAGGAAGGAGCAGGAGAATGGCATCGACACGGTCTACGTCTACCCCAAGGTTGTAACAACCAACAACTTCATGAAGACTACGTTTCTCATGCTCGATGAGGGTGAGGTCAGGGCCCTCGATCAGGACGAGGCCGTTAAGAAGCTCTCTCAGAAGGACGTAAATTGCAGAGCCACCACCATGCTCGTGATTGACAGCGTGTTTGTGGGTAAGGAGCCTTACCTGCAGGTAAAGCTGTCTGAGGCTGTGGTGAGCGAGTTCATCGAGTCCAAGACCACCCGCAACATCATCATGCCTGCTCGTTTTAGGAACAGGTCGGCTGAAAAGAAGGCAAAGGCCAAGTTGTATGATTCTGACGACTCCGATGACGACACGTCTGTGTCTGTTACCAAGAAGGTCATCAATGACGACTCCGAGTCAGACTAAATGCGCACCTAAGTGAACAAGGAGGCGGCATCTGTCCTATTAGGCTTCGGCTCTTATGAGCATCGAAATGTAACCCTTCGGGGTTACATTTCACACATACATTTTGGTCCTCATCCTGAATGGGTTATGTAGTATCTTATATATACAAAATGAGTAGGATCAATGATCAGTCACTTTGGAATGACGCTGCAATTGAAGAGACCATCAAACGCATGGACCCTGACCAACTGTACAGGTATCAGAAGATGGCCCAAAGTCTGTACGATAAAGCCAACGATCCTAATCCTCACACTATCAATATGGAAATAGCCGCGCAAGTGAGGTTGATGCTACGTGACGGTCTTCATCCAGACATGCTCGAAGAAAATGAAAGACAGATCTACATCGACGCATACGGTTTAAAGTCGTTGGAAGAATACACAAAAGATGACGACAATAGAAGCGACGATCAACGCCCTGATTCAAACCAAGGCCAATATCAAGGAATACCAAGTGATAGTCAATGGACTACGAAAGCAGGAAAGAGAGTTGGTAAAAGAGATCCAAAGCTACCTCAACGAGCGAAACGAGCAGGGCATTCGCGTAGACGACAACACGTACATCACACTAGCGAGCCACGAGAAAAAGATCAACCTCAACAAGAAAGACCATCAGCAGAGAGTACGTGATCTGCTCTACTCACGAGGCATTGACGATGAGGAATTCACGATTCAACTCCTCAATAAGACCAGCGATGTAGTACAGGAACAGAAGATCAAAATCAACAAAGAGAAGTGAGGTGTTTATCGACACCGAATTTGTTATAAACTGTCGTAGTCTTATGTCCTCATGAATATGGCCGCCAACGTCAGCCGTTTCCCTGAGACGGCCTCGTTCTCAATTACGACGACTTCAATATGCAGACCCACTCACTTCAAGATTGACCCATCTGGAAGAGCTTGGCCGAAGATCGTTGTCTGCAAGTATAGAGTGGTTAAGAACCACGTGAGACAATGGGTGGGCCGAACACAAACCCGTTGTTCCATGCATCCTGCCTGTAGACTGCTCCTTCTTAGCGCCCGGTTTATTAATGACCGGAGTTGAAATATGAGAACCAAAAAATAAAGGATAAAAGTAAAACCATGAATTCGGGCAATTCTCACCTTCAGCCACCAAACAGGAACGATCCTGGCAAGTTCACCTCGCCACAGCCAGGGCGCGCCAACAATGCCACATCTGGCACTGTTGGCGACGTTAATTTCACTCCATCGACGACAGAATCGTTTGGATTCGGGCGGCCATTCGCTCCACCCACTCAACAACCCCTCTTCGAGAAAAGAACAAAACTCGACGTTGTAAATAGCCCCAAGAGCTTGAAGTTAGGCCCAGACCAGGCGCTGATCCTGAAATTGGCGATACATAGGTTTTTCACCTTCCCCCAACTGCACGAGTGGAAGAAAGTATCCCCGAGGATATCCCGCGAGGACCTGGCCAACTCTGGGTTCCTCTGGCTGTCCTCGCAGGTGGGCGCGCAGTGCTTCCACTGCTTTCTCGTGCTGAGGAGCTTCGACCTGAGCAAGCATGTGGACGACCTGCACCGCGAGCTCTCCCCAGAGTGCCCGCTGATGGCCGGCAAGATCCACGACGTGCCCATATCCGACCCGACCAACTTCAGGTACGAGTCGCACCGCCTCTACTCGCTGCTGACCACCGAGTGGACGTCCCCCGTGTGCCCTTACGGCCTGGCCAAGTACGGCTTCTACTGGACGGGGAGCACGGACAACTGTCGCTGTGCCTTCTGCCGCTTAGAAGTGAGAGGCTGGGAGGAAGGGGACAGGGCGGACGCCGAGCACAGGAGATGGAACCCCAATTGCGTGTTCATGAACAACCGCTCCGTGGGCAATGTCCTCATCGGCAGGGAGCTGAGCGAGCACTCCCTGAGCAGATCCGTGGAGACTACCAGCTCCTACTCCATCAACCCCTTCGCCCACTCTGAGAACAGCAAATACGGGCTCAAGTACCCCAAGTCGACGGCCCAGGTGCCCGTGGAGACCCTAGGCGTGACCCCCATCAACCCTCCGAGACACCCCAACTTCATGAGCACCGCCAAGCGCGAGGAGTCCTTCAAGCTCTGGCCCCTGGGAATGTCACAGAAGCCCAACCAGTTGGTCGAGGCCGGCTTCTACTATACCGGGAACGGCGATCGCGTCATCTGCTTCCAGTGCGGGGGCGGCCTCAAGGACTGGGCGAGGAACGACACGCCGTGGGAGGAGCACGCAAAGTGGTTCTCGCGCTGCCCCTACCTCCTGCTCAAGAAGGGCAAGGATTTTGTGGACCAGATCCACAGGGATCAGAAGATCGAGATGCCCGTCGAGGCTTTTCTGGAGGCTATGACTCCCATCAGCTATGCGCACGAACAGGAGGCGGATCCTTCTAAAACTGCGATCGCGGGCAGATTGCTGTGCCTCTTGTGCCACGAGCGCGCCGTGGAGACGGTGAACCTACCCTGCGGACACATGGTGGCGTGCGAGGCGTGCATTGAGCAGCAGCACGCATGCAAGCGCTGCAACAAGCCGCGCATTGCCTACGTGCGCGCCTTCCTGTAGTGAACACGCCAGACTACATCAGCAAACACATCCTCTCATTGAACGATTCCGTAACCCTCCGGGGTTATGGATTAAATGAAGTTAGTCTCTAACGTAGAGTTTTGTGGAGATCCATAGATTGGCATACCTGATAACGTCAAAATCTTTTACGGGGTATGTTAGTGAGGGTAGATGAGGTAGAAGCTTCTTGACTCGCTCTTTGTCAATTGTGCCGTCGCGCCTTGTGACCCAGAACCCGAGGACGAAAGATGTTGGGTTCTTGTACTTGGGGTTGGGAATGTCTGGGATCTGATCAATGATGTAGCGCACGTCTGGCTTAGTCAAATTGATGATGCCTTGGGTTATCATCTCCTGAGCCACCGTCTTTGTGAACTGGGTGAAGCGTTGGACGGGGTCGCGCAGATCTACATCTGCCCCAGTGGTTCCTAATTCAAGGCCACCAACACGATCGTACACATTGTATTCATTCTCAAATCTAATCTCCTCATGCCCGCTGTACGCATCTGAGGGTCCCCCAACAGCGCCACCCACGGCGTGCTCTTCTGATGGTTGAGGGGTTGCTCCGAAAGGGTCATATCCGGCGCTCTCGTAGTTACCGTATATGTCATCATCATCCATTCCGCGTCCTTATTTGAATGTGCGATGATGATAAGTTGAAATTGCTTCCGGGGCTAGTCGGAATAAAACACCATAAAATGGCAACCGCATGATGGATATCCATCAATTCATGAGGTCGTCTTGCTCATATCCACCTCCTGCTCTACGTCCTCCCTTTGCTAGCTTTGCTGTCCCTCCATCACTTTGTTTCAGATTACGACCGACATAAGCTATTACCTGAAGGATAGTGTCGCACACATCGTCCTTCTTCTTCATGCCCTCAATCTCATCGATGATCTGTCTGTGCCGCTCACTGGCCCCCATCACGCCCTCCTGTGTTACCTTGACTACGGACCACGTCTTGCGCTCTTTGTCTTTTAGTTGGTTCTTGCCAATGAAGTGCTGTGTCTTCATGTGAGACGGTACGAATTTGATAACCCGGTCTGGGAAGCGGGCGTACAGCGTTGACCATACGTGCTGCGCTAGCCGTTGGGCGCGCGTGTTGCAGCGCATCTGCTGCTCGATGACGAAGCGGTCGCACGCCATGAGCTGCGCGTCTCCGCGCATGAGTGCGGAGACGCGCACGCAAGACTCTAACACAGTCTGGGTCTTCTTGAGAATGACGTTGTGGTGCGCTATCTTAAGGATGTTGAGCTGGGATGCGTCTGCTTCATCTGAAGTAGGTGTACTTGCGTGTGTACTTGCGTTAGCGTTCTTCACTCTGTAGTCGGCGATGCAGTAGGCGAAGTTCTTCTCGCCAATGTCGAAACTGGCTATTAACATCGTTTTTTGAGGAGGCGTATGGCCTCAAATCGAAATCAACTTTCCTCTGTCCACTTGAAAACCCAGGCTATAAAGAAAACTAGGTATAACAAAGACGAGATGGATATTACACCAGATTTTATCAAACGATTATTCAGCAAGTCAAAGATAGACCCCAAGTACATGAACGTTCTCACGACTCCTGAGGCACTGGCCATCTACAGGGTCGCTTTCACGTCCAACACTGTGGATTCTGACAACAACTATGAGCTGTACGAATACATGGGAGACGTGGCTGCCAACGCTGCCGTTGTGATGTACTTCTATGAGGCCTTCCCTCAGCTGCGATGCCCCCGATCCATCCACATTCTCAATCGCCTCAAGATCGTACACGTGTCCAGGGATTCTTTCAGCAAGATAGCTGAGGGTCTTGGGTTCTGGCCGCATATCAGGTACGACGCCAGAGTGGCAGCTGAGAAGTCGTTTCTCAAAAAGAGTAGAGAGGCCCTTCTCGAGGATGTCTTTGAGGCTTTCGTTGGAGCTACTGAGATAATCCTCATTGACGCATTCGGGATGGTTGGAGTGGCTAGCCAGATCATCTACAACTTTATCAAGCCCATCTTTGACGCAAAGGATATATCGTTCGCCCCCGAAGACCTGTATGATGCCAAGACGCGCCTGAAGGAGCTATTTGCGATTAGGAAGAACGGGCCCAACCCGCTGGCCGATCGTTATGGAGCGCCTAGTTACATGGACGAATCACCGCCCGCAACCAATGTGACCCTGCGTTTCACGAAGGATCATCGGTTGATGTTCCACGGTAATGGTAACAGCAAGCAGCAGTCTCACAAGATAGCTGCACAGGCGGCCATCGACTACTTTGAGAAGGAAGGGTATAGGACCGAAAAGAGGTTCAATCTGTTTTGTGCTTGAAATATGGTATATTAAAAAAATTGAAATCTGACCTAAAAGGAATAGTAGATATAATAAAAATATGAGTACCGCAATCAGTTTACTGAATGAGTACTGCCAGCAGAGGCATCTCCCCGTCCCAGAATACAATACCCTCAAAACAGATGGACCCTCTCACATGCCAATGTTCACGATGAGAGTAATCGTGGACGAGCGCGAGTTTGTTGCAGAAGGAGCCAGTAAGAAGGCCGCGAAATCTAATTGTGCGGCTAAAGCTGTTCAGGAATTGGACGTAAATAAGTACTTCAGTGAACGCATAAAAAAGTACAGATATAGGATATGTGAGGTTTCCGAAGAACCCGCGGAAACAACAGACCCAATTGAAACGCTTTGGAAGGATAAAGCCAAGGAAATCGCGCTTACTATCAGACGTTCTAACGACCTAGACGAACATGCCCTCAAAACCATCAAATTGAGGGTATTAAAGTAAGTTCAAATCAACCATTTTATAACCCCTAGGGGTTATAAAATATGTGAATATTAGCTCTTATGGAAAGATCAAGGTAAATAAAGAATCATGTCAGTTCAAAAGAAAGTAACCTATATCAAACAAGACCCCATCGCCCATATCCTGACTCGTCCGGATATGTACGTGGGTTCAAAGGGGTTCGACAGGCAGCAGGTATACGTCTACACTAATGAGACTATCGTCTCACGGGAGGTAAGCGTCAGCCCCGCGCTCGTCCGCACCTTTGTGGAGATCCTGTCGAACGCCATCGACAACAAGGAACGCGACACCAAGATGACCTACATCTCAGTAAACCTCAGCGCCACCCAATGCGAGATCAAGAATGACGGCGCAGTCATCCCTATCGAACAGAATGAGGTCGAGACCAGCAAAGGCAAAAAGGAACTGATCTACAACCACTCGCTCATCTTCGGGCACCTCCTGTCCGGCAGCAATTACGACGACACCGAGAAGCGCTACACATCGGGGCGCAACGGCCTCGGGGCTAAGCTCACTAACGTCCTGTCTACCTCATTCACCGTAGAGGGGGTAGACCCAACCAATAAGAGAAAGATCGTACAGACGTGGACCAACAACATGAGGGACACGAGCGGGCCGAAAGTGACCAAGTTCTCCCGCGTCAACGGCTACACCTCAATCAAATGGTCATGGGATTGCGAGTGGTTCGGAATGAAGAAAGGACTACCTCAGGACACGCTGGACCTGCTCGCCATGCACGTCCTCAACGCCTCACTACTAACTGGTCTGACGGTGACGCTCAACGGGACCAAACTCCCAAACAAGATCGCGTCTTACTTTGATCTCCTCAGTGGGTGCGATACGTCTAATATCCTGAAGTTGAAAAACGACCACTCGCGGGTGTTTGTGATCCCATCTACGGAGTTTGAGGCCATCTCGTTCGTGAATGGAATCCAGACCAAGAATGGAGGCAAGCATGTGAATGCGTGGGTGGAGGCCGTCTGCAGGCCCGTGATTGAGAAATTGAAAGGCCGCAAACGCTCTACGTCTGCCGCGTCGCTCACTATCAAGGACGTCAAACCCTACTTCAAATTCCTGGTGGTGACCCGCATCCCCAACCCAGAGTTTGAGAGTCAGGAGAAAAACGAACTCAAGACATCAGTCAAGGCGGACCCCATCACCTCGTCTCAGGTCACCAAGATCATGACGTGGCCGATAGGGGAGGCTCTCAAGGGGCTCATGCTCACAAAAGAAAAGAAACAGGTCACCAAGGCTATTGCGGCATCGTCTAAGCACCCCATGATCGACGGCTACGACAAGGCCAACAACGCTGGGGGCGCCAAGGGTAAGGACTGCACGTTGATCGTGTGTGAGGGTCTGTCTGCTAAGACGTTCGCGGTCGACGGCATCAGCAAGGGCCTCAACGGCAAGAAGGGGCGAGACTGGTTCGGAATCTACCCTCTCAGAGGGAAGATGCTCAACACACGCAACGCAACACCCACATCCATCAAAAACAACGCAGTCATCACCAACCTCATGAAGATAATAGGCCTTGACTACGGTAACCCGAACAAGCTGGAGAAGCTCAACTACGGCCGGCTCTGCATCATCACAGACGCGGACGTGGACGGGATCCACATTGAGGGTCTTATACTCAATTTCTTTCACTCTCTGTTCCCAGAGCTCCTGAAGCGCAACTTCGTCATCAGTATGAAGACGCCGATCCTGCGCGTTGGTAAGACGTACTATTTTGACGAGCGCAGTGCAACGGTCGCATTACAGAATAAGGGTAGGGAAAAAGTCAAGTACTACAAGGGGCTGGGAGCAATTGAGCCCAAAGAGACGGACAAGGTCTTTGGAATCAAGATGCTCCAGTTTGAGGAAGATAAGGCAAGCGATGACTCGTTCAAGACCGCTTTCGACAAGGCCGAGAGCTCTGAGCGCAAGGGCTGGCTCTCTCAATACAATCCTCGTGATCAAAGCAAACGAACCCTAGACGACGAAGACTCAAAGAATGAGATGATCAAGTTTACCATCTCAAGACATCTGAACGATGAGCTTATCAAGTTTTTTCATGACGACTGCAAGCGAAGCATACCGAGCGCCCTCGACGGACTCAAGGAATCGCAACGCAAAATCGTGTACGCGGCCAAGAAGTGCAATCTGAAGAGCGGCGACATCAAGGTTGCCCAATTCGGGGCGGATGTGGCTAAGCACACCAACTACCATCACGGTGAAGAGAACTTGTTCAAAACCATCATCAAGATGGCGCAGAGCTTCCCCGGCAGTAACAACATCCCGCTGTTCGCAGAGCTGGGACGCTTCGGCACCAGGCTGGAAGGAGGAGAGGACGCCGCGTCGCCCAGGTACATCAAGACCAATGTGGTGCCCGAGTTCAATAACCTCTTCAGTCCGCTAGATGACGCGCTCCTTGATATGCGCGAAGACGACGGAGATCTCGTGGAGCCCTACCACTACGTGCCTACGATCCCTCTGCTGCTTGTGAACGGGTGTGTAGGAATTGGCACTGGTTGGATGTGCAACATGCCTCAGTTCAATCCCAAAGACGTGGCTACTGCTTGTCAGTGGTGGATGGCTGATCGCCACGAGTTCTTGGGGTTTGTCGCGACAATGAAGCCCTGGTACAATGGCTTCAGTGGCGATATCGAGAAGGTCAGCGATACCAAATTCCAAACTAAAGGAACATACACCGAACGCAACGGAGTCATCCACGTGACTGAGTTGCCGGTTGGGCTCTGGAATTCTAAGTTCCAAAAGATGTTAGACGAGAAGGAGGTGCGCTACAACAACAGGTCTACCCCTTCCACGGTCGACTATGAGATCTTCACAGATTCCAAGTTTGACATGAAGGACTTCGAGAAGAAGATGTGTACATCTCTCAACTTGGACAACATCGTGGTCTTTGACAAGGATGACAAGATTGCAAAGGTGACGCTGGTTGAGCTCTTCGACATGTGGGGCGATGCCAGGCTTACTCTCAATCGAAAGAGGAAGGAGTCTTTGATTGCCGATGTGGACAAGCGCACCCGCATCTCCACGTGCAAGAGCAAGTTCATCAAAGCGGTGAGAGCAAAGAAGATCGACGTGACATCTGAGGAAAAAAAGATTGTGGCTCTCATCAAGTCCGAGGAGATCGCGAAGGACGACGCGGACATCAAGATGCTTCTGGACCTGCCCGTGAGGACGCTGACGGAGGAGCGCCGCAAGGAGCTAGAGTTGTCAATCGAAAAGATGGCCAACGAGAGGTCTATTATTGTAAAAAAGAGCGACGTAGACATGTGGTTCGAGGATATGGCTAACTTGCATGTTTAACCCACAACCGAGGAAGAGAGTGAAGGTATTCAATTTCACAGAATTGAAATTTAACTTTGTTAAAATATCAGTAATTTAAAGACCAAAATGATTGGCAGTTACTTTGATTTCATCAAGGTAAATCCAGACAAACCTTGGAATTGGTCTGGGTTGTCTAGTAATCCAAATATCACTTTTGATATCGTCAAAGCAAATCCAGACAAGCCTTGGAATTGGGATGAGTTGTCTAGTAATCCAAATATCACTTTTGATATCGTCAAAGCAAATCCAGACAAGCCTTGGAATTGGTATTTGTTGTCTAGTAATCCAAATATCACTTTTGATATCGTCAAAGCAAATCCAGACAAGCCTTGGAATTGGTCTGGGTTGTCTAGTAATCCAAATATCACTTTTGATATCGTCAAAGCAAATCCAGACAAGCCTTGGAGTTGGTCTGGGTTGTCTAGGAATCCAAATATCACTTTTGATATCGTCGAAGCAAATCCAGACAAGCCTTGGAGTTGGGGGTGGTTGTCTAGTAATCCAAATATCACTTGGGCTTTCATCGAAGCAAATCCAGACAAGCCTTGGAATTGGGGGTGGTTGTCTAGTAATCCAAATATCACTTGGGCTTTCATCGAAGCAAATCCAGACAAGGACTGGAATTGGTATGAGTTGTCTAGAAATCCAAATATCGATATCGTCAAAGCAAATCCAGACAAGCCTTGGAATTGGTATGGGTTGTCTAGAAATCCAAATATCACTTTTGATATCGTCAAAGCAAATCCAGACAAGGACTGGAGTTGGTATGCGTTGTCTAGTAATCAAAACATCACTTGGGATATCGTCAAAGCAAATCCAGACAAGGACTGGAATTGGTATGAGTTGTCTAGTAATCCAAACATCACTTGGGATATCGTCAAAGCAAATCCAGACAAGGACTGGAATTGGTATGAGTTGTCTAGTAATCCGATGACGTCTTTACGTAAGAAAAAGGCTGTTAGAAAAATTGAAGAGTGGTGGTTGAACATACGTAAGAAAAAGGCTGTTAGAAAAATTGAAGAGTGGTGGTTGAACAAAATGTATGAGCCAAATTCTGTTTATGTCCAAACGGTTTTGAAAGATCGCTTCGAAAAACAATTGGCCCAAATTACCAAAAATAACTAACAAACACATCGTTGCAACCGGTGAATATCATCAAAATTTCTATATCCTCAAGAGGATATAGAAATATACAACGTCTTGGTTCGACTTCATACCGTTATTGTTCATTATAATTGTTCTTCATTTTCCTTCGTTGTTATCTTGGTTATACAACCTTAGGAGTTTCAGACCCTCTTCTCTTCACGGGACCTGGATCTTGAGCGTGGACGTGACCGTCTACGAAGGGGGGACCTGCTGCGCGACCTAGACCGTGAACGACTCTTGCTACGGCGACGTCTCTTGGGACGGGGACCTGCAGCGACGTAGTAGTCATGTTTGCCGCATGGTACGAGGTCATATCCGTAGTCGTAGCACTTCATACCTAGCCTGTCGTAGGTGCTGTGCCGTTTGTGGGAATCAAACGATCGGAAAACATAGAGTTCTAATAGTTTACATATAAATGAACGGACTTTTGATGTCTGGTAGTATCAAACAACCCGTTATTAGGTCTCGATGAGTCCGTGGATGATCAGGCGTATCTGTACGTACAAGCGTAATATGCACATGTTCCTAGGGTTCGCGTATCATCCTTTGCGCTCTTCCCCTCTGGAGTTCATGAGTAGGTAATGATATCACCACCATCAAAAGTTGAATATCGGGGTGTGTCCTAAACATATAAAATAAAATAAAAACATGGATCCCGAACATTTAAAGTTGCTTGAACAGGCTTTGAAACTAGTATCAAAGGAGTATCAGGAGACCAAGTTGAAGAACCAGGACTCCGTTGAGTCCGACGACTCGTGCAAACATAACGAGACGAGTGACGACAACGGTAAGAAGACGTGCCTCGAGTGCGGTGAGTTGTTGGAAGAGAACTACATCGCGACGCACCACTCGTCCAACATCATAGGCATGAAGAAGCGCCGCAAGAGCGAGCCCACCATCTACAATGACATACCGTTCTACATCGAACAGCACATCAAAGACATAACCATCGAAATCTACCAGAAAGCCACAGCAAGCAAGATCTTCAGGAACACCTCCAAGAAGGCCATCGTCCTAGCTAGCCTGCACAGAGCCTCAGCACTCGCAGGGAACCATATATCCTACTATGATCTATTGGATATGTTCCGCCTCAAGCAGCACGAGGCGGACAAGGGTTTCACCATCCTCTCCAGGAACATTCCCAAGAAGTCTGATTTCACGCTCAGGTTTAACCAGACAAAAGAAGAATTGATCAGTATCAATTCTAAAATGAGAAAGATCGGAATGGACACCAAACTCATGTTCAATTTGGTTGCCAACGTCTTCAACCTTGTGAAAGAGAAGTCCGACATTGTAAACACATCTCAGTCTAACTCAATCATCTGCGGGTGCATCTACTTCTGGATAGTGTACACCCGCATCCAAAAATCCGACGAGGAGTTCTCAAAGACTGTCGGCATCTCAAAGATGACTCTACTTAAGGTATACGTCGCCGTGTGCGATGTTGTTTTTAATAACATCCTTAAGTCATTCTTCGCCGTCCTCCTCAAGAATTGCGAGCCGAAGACCATTGAGGGCCCTCCCAAATACAAAAACACACTGAAGAAATCAAAAAACCTGCTCTACGGTCCCACATACAGGATACTGATTCACAACCCCTTCGACCAAAACAAGATCCGGGCGACACCGCAGGCCTCGAAGAGTGACAAAACCACAGATATAGAGAATCTCCCTCTTGAGGAAATAGACAACACGCAGAAATGGAACGTATTACTCGATCAACAGTATTACAGCCCCACCGACGTCTACATGCTCCACGTCAAACTAGTTCGTAAGAACGATAAGGAGATGTATTTCGACTTCACTGAGTATGACAAAAACAACAAGACGGACGGTGTAGAACTTCTCAGGTCGCTTTTGATCAAACGATTTGAACATGAATATGAACCTAAGGATGAAAAAGAGGATGATGAATCGATGAGCCAGCATATACTCTTCAAGAGGAAGCTCTCATACGATCTTGTGGACTCCATCCGTTTTCGCCACCCGACACCGCCCAAGTCCAAGACCGTGCCGGGGGAACAAAAAACCGAAAAATTTGAACCCCGTGGATGAGCAATGATCCGATAAAATAAGGATAATGGAGTGTGATATTTGCTGTGAGAAGTTCACCACTAAACTGCGTCATCCCATAAAATGTGACTACGAAGACTGCAAGGCAACCATCTGCCTTCAATGCTTTAGACGTTTTCTCATCATGGAAGGGTCAGAACAAGAATGCATGGCCTGCAAACAGCCCATCTCCACAGAGTTCATCTTCATGCACACCCCAAAAGTGTTCAGAGAGGAATATGTGAAGAAGGTGGTTGGGTTGGATATGGTCAAAGAACGCGCCTTCCTGAAGGCGACTCAAGAGCGGATGGATGCGCGCATTCGGAGCAAGATCCTAAGCAGTCGCATAGCCGCGCTCTCTGCCCATCTAAGGAGGTGCAAGAATGACGATGAGATGACGGAGCTACTCAACAAGTCCATCGAAGAACGGCTCAAACTGGATGACATCTTAGAGAAGAGCGACGAGGAGATCAACAACATCAGCACCTCCTTCTTCTGCCCCCTGAATATGTGTTCGGGGCTCGTCAAAAACGGACGCTGCGGGGACTGCAAGAAGGCCGTCTGCGCCAAGTGCAGGGAGGAACGTCTTGATGGACACGAATGCAACAAGCAAGAGCTAGAAACCATCAACCTTCTCAAACGCGACACCAAGCCGTGCCCCAGTTGCAAGGCCCCCATTCACAAGATCGATGGGTGTGATCAGATGTTCTGCACTAAGTGTAAGACAGCCTTCTCGTGGCGCACGCTCAACATCCAACGAGGGCTCATTCACAACCCTCACTACCACGAATATATGGCCCAGGAAGGCATGACCATACAAATGGGGGCAAACGATCCCTGTGGTGAGGAGCTTAACAAGACCTTAAATGAGATGTCAAAGAGCAACGCCTACTTGAACGCAACTAAACGCAACACTACGGGGGGAGCCATCAGAAAAAACAACTTCCTATTGCGCGTTTTGCACGAGATGAACGCCATACTTCCTGTTTTGGCAAACGACGTGCACGACGACGAGACCATCCATAAAAATAAACAAGCCCTCAGGGAGTCTTATCTCACTAAGAGAAAGAACGGGGCGCTGGAACGAGCAGAGGCTAATTGGAACACCCAGTTGCGCCTCATGTACAAGCGACGTGAACTGAAGAAGGACCTCATCAAGATCATTGAGGTGTTTGATAGGGGGCTGAAAGACTTCATTATCATGGGGCACGCCAAGCAGGACTACGACGCTATGTTCGACAACATAGTAAACCTCATCACGTACTTTAGGACACAATTGACAGAAAATGAAAAGAGACATAACCTCAAGAACAAGACTACTATATCAATCGACCACGGACTCCGATGCAGACTCGTCGATGTGTAGTGCAGAGATCTGTAGTGCAGAGATCTGAGATCAAAGGGACTTATTGTTTTCGTCTACCCAGCATCGCCTGGTTCAAAATCTGTTACCCCGCGGGGTAACAGAAGCACAAGGCTGCGTTTTGGACTCCTCAGGAGATTGATCTTCAGCAGGACCTTGCTCACTGGGCTACTCTTAATGATGACGAGCGCTACTTCATCAGATACATGAATAGTTGAGTTAAGCGAAATGGTTGAAAATTAAGAGAGTAACACTATGAGTGCCACGACTCATATGAGTGCCACGACTCAAATCAATACCATTCAATTTGGTATACAGTCAGACAAGGATATCGTGAACAGATCTGTTTGCGTTATCGACAAGCCCACACTAGCCGTTGAGTCCGGAAGCGTCTACGATCCCAGGCTCGGGTGTGTAGAGAACAACGCCAGGTGCGAGACGTGCAATGAAACCGTGTGGAACTGCACTGGTCATTTTGGTCATATTAATCTTAACGTTCCCATCATCCTTTTTTATAAACAGGTGGTAGGCATGCTCAAGATCTTCTGTTTCAAGTGTCACCGCCTACTCTGTACAAAGGAGGAACTGGAGCTGCAGGGGGTGAGAGGATATGAGAAGATCATCGCCCACCTGTCCTCCAAGATCTCATTCTGCGGGTACTGTAACGCTCCTCATCCTGAAATCAAGTACGAACCCAACGACAACGTCATCACCGCGGTCTACAAATTCAAGAACGCCGTTGAGACCAGCACCCTCAAACCGGAGGCCGTGAAGATGATCTTCGACAACATACCTCATGAAGACGTCGCCATCCTCGGTGTAGACCCCAAGATGTTCCACCCCAAACACCTCGTTTTGACCAAATTCCCAGTCATCCCCCTCTGCTGCAGGCCTAGGATGGTCACCGCGGACAACATCAGCGACGACGACCTCAGCATCAGCCTGGTCGACATCATCAAAGCTAACAACCTCCTTCACAAAGACACAACCAATGAGAAGGCCAGGGCTATCCTCAAGTTCAAGACACTCACGTATTGTGATAACTCAAGGGGTAAAGCGGTCCACAACACCAATCACAAACCCTTGACCGGCATCAAGGAAAGAATAACCAAGAAGACGGGGCATGTTCGTCAAAACCTGATGGGTAAGCGATGCGACAAGACGGCGAGGACAGTGGTGGGGCCAGATCCTACTTTGAGACTGAATGAGGTTGCTGTGCCTGAGGATATTGCTAACATGCTCACCATCCCTGAGTACGTGACGCATCTGTCTCGTGATAGTCTCACCGAGCTTGTCAACACACCCGGCAAGGCGTCGGTCGTGATCAGGAAGAACGGCACGCGCATATCGGTCCCCGCCGCCACGGTTAAGCTGGGCACGTACCTCAATCACGGGGACCAGATCGTGAGGGGCGGTAAGACGATCACGGTGACGGACTGTAAGATGGAGATCAAGGAGGGCGATGTGATCACGCGTCCACCAAAGGATGGAAATGGGCAGGCGAAGAAGATACCAACCATCCTACCTCAAAAGAAGACGCTGACGCTGGAGATTGGTGACAGGGTGGAGAGATTCCTGAAGGATGGGGACTTTGTGTTGCTGAATAGGCAGCCAACCCTGCATAGAAACTCGATGCAGGGCATGAAAGTGGTCGTGAAGCCGGGAAAGACGTTGCGTGTGAACCTGGCGATTGTAACTGGATTCAACATGGATTTCGACGGCGATGAAGGGAATATGTTTGTGGAAGAGACGGTGGAAGCTAGGGCAGAGCTCGAGCACAACTCCAACGCCATCTACAACATCCTCTCAGCCCAAAGCAACAAACCTGAGATGGTCATCGTCCAGGACTCGCTCCTGGGCGCTTACAAGATGACCGAGAAGATCCAACACATGCCCAGACACCACTTCATGAAATGTATGATGCACATCACCCACGACTACGACTACTCAAATCGTCTCCACCAGATCAGAGCCGCCAGGAACGAAGCTAACGACGTCTACTCAACCCATGCGCTGTTCGGCTTCCTCTTCCCTCCTACCTTCCACCTCGACTACCCCAATCTCAAGATTCAGCACGGCGTCGTGACGTCCGGCTTCTTTGACAAGTCCACTTTGAAGGGTTCTAAGGGGTCGCTCATCCGCGTCCTCTGTATGGAGTACGGAGTAGACGTGACGGCCCGCTTCATTGATAACATCCATTTCCTCACCAACGGTTGGCTTGAACTGAACCCCTTCTCAGTAGGCATCCAAGACTGCCTCATTGGCGACCCCCAGAAAAAGGAGGAGATTAAGAACATCACCCAAAAGTATTTCCTCGAAGCCAGCAACGTCTCAAAGTCCACAGACCACCCCCAAATCAGGGAAGCCCGCGTCAACTGCTCCCTCAATAAAGCCAAGGACATCGGTCTCAAGATCGCTAAAGAGGCGCTCAAATCCGACAACAACTTCATCAGCACAGTCACCTCAGGAAGCAAGGGCGACTACTTCAACATAGCGCAGATCACAGGGCTGCTTGGCCAACAGAACCTCAACGGCCACAGGCCCACGCCAACCCTAACTAACAAGCGGCGCACCCTCATCCACTACCCAGAGACGATCATTGACGACCCCGCCCGCAAATACAGGAGCCGCGGATTCGTAGCATCCTCGTTCATTGAGGGGATGCACCCAGACGAGATGTTCTTCCATGCCATGACAGGCAGGGAGGGTATGACTAAGACTGCCATGGGCACGGCGACGTCCGGTTACATCCAACGCTCAATTGTCAAGATCAATGAAGACATGAAGGTTGAGTATGATGGCACTGTCAGGGACGCAAAAAAGAACATCTATCAGTTCGCCTTTGGTAACCACGGCTTCGACCCCGCAAAGGTAAACATCAATGAAGCTAAAGGCGAGGTGTACCCAGTCAACATTGAGCGCTTGGCCGCCAAGCTGAACAGAGGAGACGGGCCCGTAGATGACAAGACCAATGAGGCAGAGGTGTTGACAGAAGAGGAGATTGAAGACATCGTTGAGGGGTGTGTGTGGCGATCCAGCATCCCCGAGATCATACATGATCAGATGAGAAAAAAGCAAGACAGTGTCCTGAGAAGGGAGCTCAACAAAGTCAAGCTGGTTCCTGACAAATATGATGAGTTCAAGAAATACATCATCACCAAGTATAACACCTGCAGGGCCACCCCCGGTGAGTGCGTCGGCATCATCGGGGCCCAGAGCATCGGTGAGCGCCAGACCCAGACCACTCTCAATACATTCCACACAGCGGGTAAGCTGCAGCAGTCGGGCGTTGGCAGACTCGAGGAAATCTTGAACATGAGCAAGAAACTGAAGGTAAAGACATGCACTGTCTACTTCAAGACCAAGTACCAGACATCAGACGCCCTCAGGAAAGCAATTGGGTGTTCATTGGTTGGGCTTCACTTTGGTGATATGTACAAGACCAAACCCTCAATGGAGATGGACGGTGCATCGGCTGTGCTTGAGTTTGAGTTAGACAAGAAGACCATGTTTACCCACCGCCTGAACACATACAAGATCGCGAGCGCAATCCGCGAGCGTGAGGAGGAGATCTTCAGCAAGTGCCAGTGCAGCATTGGCCCCACCTCTATCACGGTCGCGTTCAGAGCAGCCCAGAAAGGCTTCAACGAATACATCACGGCGCTCAACAATATTCTGGTCTGTGGGATGGAGGGTGTCACTGCAATGCACCTTGATTACAACGATGGTGAGTGGTTAGTTGTAACAGAGGGATCCAATCTGAAGAGGATGTTGGCTCATCCGCTCATTGACAACAAAAGGTTGTATTGCAATGACTTCTGGGAGGTCTACGAGTGCCTAGGCATCTCGGCCGTGAGGCAGATGCTCTTTGATGACCTCAAGAAAGTTGTTGGAGGCGTCAACACACTGCATATTCAGCTACTCGTGGACAAGATGACCTACAGAGGCAAACCCTGCTCTATTACGCGATACACGATGCGCAACAACGACGTGGGTCCACTCAGCAAGGCCACCTTTGAGGAGAGTACAGACATCCTCCTTGCTGCTGCAATGAGGACGGAGGTCGAGAACAACGCAGGAGTCAGCGCGGCCATCATCTCAGGCAACCAACCCAAAGCAGGCACCGGTTTCATGGGGGTGCTGGTCGATTACCAGAAGCTTATTGACGAGTCTGTAAAGGGAGTTGACGAAGATGATAACGTGCCACCGAGCTTGGGTGCTTTGCGCCCCGGCGCGGACGGCTATGCCTCTGAAAAGTGCGAGGACGACTACATACCCGATGACGATTTCTAATTAGTTTGTTTCAAAAGTCTGAGAACCATCATAACAAAATTCTGTCTATTTATTACCTCATGAGGTAATGAACTATTAAAGTATTTATTATTTGTAGTTTGAATAGCCATCCCAAAACTTCTTCTGTCGTAGCATCACTCGCCTATCACATCGAACGGACCGATCTCTGTTTTGATGAGGATCTTGGATCTTCAGGCATGAGAGAAATGCTTTCCTCATAAGAGCCACGGAAATTCAGTCGCCCTAGGAGTAACAGAACTACTGCGGCAAACGTTAATCTTCATCGTCAAGGAGTTCTACGTTAACCATCTCAGCAATCATGTCTTCGAAACTGATATTAGAATTCCAATCAAGGATCCTCTTGGCTTTGCTGCAATCGCCATGAAGGAAATCAACCTCTGTCGGCCTGAAGTAGACTGGATCGACGCGCACTCTCACGTCTCCGTTTTGATCTACCCCAACCTCATCAAGACCCTCACCCTTCCATGTGATCTTGAGGTCAATGTGTTTGAAAGCTTCCTCAACAAGGTATCGTACTGTCCTGTACTCGCCCGTGCAGATCACAAAGTCGTCAGGCTCGTCCTGTTGCAGCATCTTCCACATACATACAACAAAGTCGCGGGCGTGCCCCCAGTCACGCTTCGCGTTCAAATTGCCCAATTTGATACACTCGCCGTAGCCATCCTTAATATCGGCCACCCCTCTGCACACCTTCTTCGTCACAAAGCACCCGCCTCGTCGGGGGCTCTCGTGATTGAAGAGGATGCCGTTCACAGCGAAGAGCCCGTAAGCCTCTCTGTAGTTCCTAACCATCCAATACGAATAGAGTTTAGATATAGCATAGGGAGACCTCGGACGGAAGGGAGTGCACTCATTCTGGGGAGCAGGCGCGTCTCCAAACAGCTCGCTAGTCGAGGCTTGGTACAACTTAATCTTAGGATCAACTACCCTAATAGCTTCCAACAACTCGAGGACGCTGGTCGCGTTTGCCTCAAAAGTGTACCTAGGTATGTCGAACGATGCCTTAACAAAGGACTGCGCGGCGAGGTTGTAGATCTCGTCGGGTCGAATCTGTTTGATCAGATTGACTAGGCTCTGCGTAACGTCGCCATAATGAAGATGGAAACGGTCGTGCTCCTCGAGGTGGCAGACCCTATACTTGTTGTTCACGGAGCAGTGCCTGATGAGCCCGTGCACGTCGTAGTCCTTTTCGAGGAGCAGCTCTGCGAGGTAGCTGCCGTCCTGTCCGCCGACACCAGTAATCAAAGCAGTTTTTCGAGGCATGTTTTGAGTACGCCCATATTTCTCTTTAGGTTACTTGTAAGTCCTTCCATTACACAATATTCTGCTTCGTGCCTACCTCGTTCTTTTCATACCTTCTTGATCTGGCATTCGCTTGGCATTCGCTGGCATTCTCTGGCATTCGCTGGCATTCTCTGGCATTCGCTGGCATTCTCTGGCATTCGCTGGCATTCTCTGGCATTCGCTGGCATTCGCTGGCATTCGCGGTCTGAGACCCCCTCTCAATTTGAGTGTATCTATAGTATTGGGTCGTACTCATTTTTATCGGTCATATAAAAATGTATGCACAGTTATCTCAGTTTGGTGCTTCCCCAGTGAACGCGCTACCCGTGTACAACAACGACCCCCTGACGTACTGCATCGGGGACAACGCGTCCCAGCGCTTCAATCACGGTAGCCATGCTGTCACGTATGGCCAGAACAGCAAGGCGTGCCAGGTATACATGGCCAACAGATGCGCCCAAAACTGGGACGGCGTCTGCGAGTATGCCGCCTCAAAACCAGCCAATGAAGAGTACAGTCAGGTCGCCGGCGTCATGTTCTCAGGTAACCATCAGACTATAGGGCTATCTCCTGGGGAAGTCCTGCTCAAAAATACGGCAGAAGACCGCTTCAGAATCGGTATGATGAACTGCGAACTGAGGACTGAACCCTTCGATCCGGTCAACCCATCTTCGCCCTACATCTCGTACTACGTTGGCCAAAACTGCGCCCCTCAGTACGCCGTGGACCCCGCAACCATCGACCAAGACATTGTCATGAACAAGATCCTTGATCGTCCGCATATCGCTAAACAGCTTTTGATTAACCTCAAGAACACCATGCTCAGACAAGGCACTTTCCATCTATTGAAGGGGACCAGGCTTGGTAATTTTTATCGTTTGTAGATTGTAGTCGTTAACCTAGTTTAGTAACCTAGTTTAGTAACCTAGTTTAGTAACCTAGTTTAGTAACCTAGTTTTTAACCTAGTTTAGTAACCTAGTTTTTAACCTAGTTTAGTAACCTAGTTTAGTAACCTAGTTTAGTAACCTAGTTTAGTTCCTTACCCCTAGGGGTAAGGAACATCCTTGTTTCCAGCGTCGAAGTTTTCCAATGGTCGTAATTTTTGATGTTAATTGTGATGTTAATTGTGTTTGTATAGGATTTTTGCGAGCTCTGTCAACTCATCCTTCCCCTCTGGGTTCTGCCATTCCTCGGGGATCCACTCGGTGCCATATGTAGCCCCGACCAGATCACCTACCAGCTTGGCGATGGTGTCTGTGTCGCCCCCGAGGTTAGCAGCCATGATGAGAGCGGTCTTGGGGGTCTTGAAGTTGTATAAGAAGCAGACGAGGGCGCAGATGAAGCAGTCGATGGCTTTGATCTGCAACATGTCGTAGCCAAAGAGGCTCTTGGTGACGTTCCACTGCGTCTCCTTGAACCTCTTCTTGTTGTCAGGATGTATCATAGTGAGGTATGCGTGGATGGTTGGGTTCTTGACGCGTTGAGCGAGCTCTTTAGCATAGAGATAGATGGAATCTACAGTCATTTGTTTTTGGTTGATAATACCGATCAGGAGTTTGACGTGAATGAACGCCGTGTCGATGGCGTCTTTGTTTTCGCCATGCGTGCAGTAGATCGCGTACTTGATCTTGTCATACAGGTCTTGATCGGACTTGTACTTGATCAAAGCCATGGGCGCAATTCTCATGACGGCCCCGTTCGTCTCGGCCGCGTTGGCCAGCATGCAATTATTCCAGTTGCTCAATATATTGCGTGTCTTCTGTGAGTAGCCACGCGGACTGTACTTCACAACATTCTGATACATGCTATGCACCTCCTGGACCATCGAGTGATCTTTAGACGATGCCGACGAAGTCTGATATTTGGCGAGGTAACGAGCCAAGACCAATGTGAGCTCCGTGTCGTCTGTATAACGGTTGTTGTGAAACTTAGTCACGAGACTGTTCTTCGACCTGATGGAATCAAATGTCTTCCCTTCGTTGGTGGATCCAAGGATGTCTCCAATGCACCCTCCTAGGAGGGTACCAACATATCGTTCGCAGCGAGTAGGCATGGTTTATATTTTTTTTTGATTCATTCCGACGAGTCAAATTTCAACTCCAGCCACTTCATATTGAAGTACCGCGTTGTTTCAACCTCCAGGGAGGCCTCATACATCCACTTCAAATATCTTCTCAAGCGAGTCGTAGTCTGGTTCGTCTTCATATTCAAGTTCTACTACTGCGATCATGTATAGAAAGAGGCGTTTGTGAGACTGTCCCGGCATCATCTTCTTGAGGACTGTATCCTCTCTACTTGAGATCATTTGTTTCGCGCTCTGTTTAGCTCTCAGGACGGGGCTCTTGCCCGATAGTTTAGACCAGGGTAACACGCCTCCAAACAGTGATGCTATGAGGAGCCACCCCATGTTCTCGAGATCTGATCGTCTACTGGGGATGGCGCCTACATGCGAGTCCTCGCTGATGAAGGGGAGCGTGCCTCTATGGAGACATAGTTTGCCGGGAGTGTAAGGGGCGTGGACCTCGTCTCTCATGAATTTGTGAACGAGACCAAAATCTGTGATGTAGAGGGATATGACACCTCCTTCTGACCTCACCAAGACATTCTTGGCTTTGAGATCTCCATGCGAGTAGCCAAAGGAGTGTATGAAGCGGATAGCCGATATGAGTTGACGCGCCATGCTGCACCTCTCATGTTTTGAAAGTTGGATGTTGTCGATGAAGTGTTGGAGATCGAAAGGGAACCTCTCTATCACGATGAAGCGGAGATCGTTCGCGACCCCAGACGTAACGAGGTCCGGTATGTACTTACAACCAGGACGATAGCCAGATAGATCCCGATAAAAGCGCTCCTCCTTACGCAACTGATCATCTGATCGTGGCTGGGTCTTTACTACGACGTTGTCGTTCTCTGTGCACGAGTAAATGGTGCCAAATCCACCCTTGCATAATCTTTCATCAAGAGACCAGGGCTTACCCTGATGGTCAACTAATGTAGGTTTAGAGTTAGTCTTAGAAATGGTGTTTCGCATCATAGTTTTGTAAACCATAGTGAGATGATTTTTGAAGAGTTGCGGATAATGAGGGCGACCAAGCGGCACATACAGGAAGCCTGTTCCTAAAGGGTATTGAAATGGGTTCAGAAATAGTTAACTGAGATCTAAATACAATTCGGCCTCCGCGACAACACATCAGTCGCTCCAAATTCGTATTCAAACGAATGAACCAGAGGACAAAAATATGAGTTTCAATCTAAGGAAAATAAGGATAATTAGTGAATTCAACATGGTTGACCATTCAGTGACTATTTCAAATGAAATCGTGGTGTTAGAGCCCATGTACTTAGATCGAAAGATCCTAGAACATCTCACAAATAAACTGAAAGAATCCAAAGTTGGTAAGTGCACTAAGGAGCAGGGCTTCATCAAGGACATTGAGATTAAGAATGTTCACCCGGCCGAGATCTCGATGTCTGATGGAGGTACGCGTTTCTCAGTCACTTACGGCGTTCAATCCATGCTTCCAAAGACCGGCAAGGTCTACATCACGAAGAAGGTAGTAGTGATTAACCATGATAATATATGTTGTGTCATATCAACCATTGACGAGACATGCGAAGGCAAGCCGTTCCAGATCTTTATTACCAATGGTGTTGCTAAGGGCAAGAAATATAAATTTAATGATTGTACGTGCTCAATCCCAATAGTGACTCAACCCATAGACTTTGTGCTTCCAAACATCGTGGTGGATACAGCCGAGTACCACGAAAAGCAGTTCATAGTGACGGGCAAGCACATCCACGACTACTGTCCTACCGAGGCTGGGCGCAAAACCCCTGGCATCCCCTCAAAACATGATAAAGAGGGCCGTGCAAAGACTGAAGAGAATAAGCATGGATACTGTTCGAAGCTATACTGAGCTTATGCTCACTAGAAGAGGCTACACCATTGGAGATTTCATGGATACTGACGAGGAGGGCGTCCCCGGCAAGAAGCCCAGACTAATCGTAACCAAACCTGGTGGCACAAAGGCGATTGTCTTCTTTGTGCACAAAAAGAGCAAGACCGATAAGGTCACGATCAACGTAGTGAAGGCCATCATATCTATGGCCAAAAAGATCACACACATTTTGATCGTACACAACACCGTCCTCACGTCAGATGCAAAGCAGACCATCACTAACTCAAGCGACGAGGGCATAGCCCTTTACCAATTTGAGACCTTCACGTTTGATGAGCTCAGCTACGACCTACTCGATGTTCAGCGTTATCCCCCAGACATCGCCTTCGTGAAAACCCCACACAACGCCGCTAAATTACCAGTCCTACTATCCTCAGACCCTCTGGCCAGATACATGAAGATAGGTCATGGAGACATTGTACAGGGACGATTCGGAGACGAGATCATTACACTCAGACGATGTATCAACGCAGCCAAATAGCCCTTCATTCGTTCATCTTACATCATTAGCCTCATCATAACCCCGCGGGGTTATGATCTCAAGGTTTGAAAACACATGAATACAGCCTATGCACAGCCATACTAATAAAAACATGACTAAAGTATTAGTGACAGGGGTGACTGGTTTCGTTGGTTCCCACTGCGCCGTTGAACTCCTGAAGCAAGGCTACGACGTCGTGGGTATAGACAACTACGACAACTCCCACGACGTCAACGAACAGATCTTTATCCTCTCACAACAGAGTCTCTCTCTCTTAACTGAGGCAGCCCCGGGCACGTACTCATTCTATAAAGCCAACATAATGGACAAGAACTCTGTCGACGAGGTTTTCAGAGAACACGCCATCGACGTCGTGATGCATATGGCCGGTAAGAAGGCCGTGTCTGAGTCTATCACCAACCCTCTCATCTACTATCAAAGTAACATCCTCACATCATGCAACGTCTTTTCAGCCGCGCTCCGGTATAACGCCGACAAGATCATTTTCAGCAGCAGCGCCACCGTTTACGGAGTGCCCCAATACCTACCCCTCAATGAAGACCACCCCACCGGTCAAAACATAACCAGCCCTTACGGTAAAACCAAACACACCATTGAGGAGATGCTTCGTGATCTGGTAGCGTGTAACGACACCTTGAGTGTGGTAGTCCTCAGGTACTTTAACCCATGCGGTGCTCACCCATCTCACCTCCTAGGCGAAGCGCCCAAAGGCAACCCCAATAACCTGTTCCCCGTCATTGCCCAATGCGTCAGGCAGAGGAAGCCCGTAAGTGTGTTTGGCACGGACTTTGCGACGCGGGATGGAACAGCAGTGCGCGACTACATCCACATTGACGATCTGGCCAGGGGACATGTAGATGCTGTCCGCTACGCTTGTTCTACATACCATGGGTTTTTTCCTTTCAATCTGGGGACGGGCGATGGCTACAGCGTCAGGGAGATCCTAGAGACGTACGCCGACACAAATGGAGTCAAAGTGAGGAGCGAGGACAGACCCAGGCGTCGGGGAGACGTAGACGAACTTGTGTGCGACGCAACCAGGGCACAAGCCGAACTGAGATGGACGCCTCAAAAGACCCTGAAGGAGATGTGTCACGATTCATGGCAATATAGCAAGAAGTACGCACTTCACTATTGACCATAAAAATGAATTTTAAGATGTAAAAAAGATGTAAAAGAATAAAGACTAATGGAACCTGTTAAATATAATTTTCAGGCGCATATTCCTACCACGGAACCCATGGGCGCTACAAATTCACATTTGAAGTTTGAGTTTGATCGTCTAAGAACATTCCCAATAATTTGGGACGACATTGCTTATGAAAAGTTGGCCCTGGCACATGAAGGTATGTACTTCACTGGGGATCCACGTGGAAGGCCGCCCCTCACGGTCAAGTGTTACTTCTGCAACACAACCCTGGACCTCTCGCTGCCGCACACTCCCATGAGTAACTTGCATGCGGCCAGCGTCCCGCACTGCACACCGCAGTCGAGGCTGGAGCGAGGAAACGTCGAACTGGAACCCTGCACTAATTTCAGTCGCGAGCGCCACCGCCTCGTGTCCTTCCTGAGCACCAGCTGGACGTCCCCAGTTGACCCCAACGACCTCGCCAAGTGGGGCTTCCACTGGACAGGCTCTGCAGACACCGGGCGCTGCAACTTCTGCCGCCTCGAAGTCCGCGGCTGGGAACCACAGGACCAAGGCGAGAGCGAACACCGGCGGTGGAACCGCAACTGTCCTTTCATCCAAGGCCGCGACGTAGGCAACGTGCCGCTAGACCACGACTCCGCTACTGCTGCCGCTGGCAACAACCCTTCAGGCGGCGCGCAAATGCGGACTGAGGACTTGGGTGTCACCCCCAAGCACCCCCACTACGCATCCAAGACAACACGGCTGCAGACCTACCCCATGTGGCCACTGAGCTTCAGCCAGCGCCCTGACGTGCTCGTCGATGCGGGATTTTACTACACAGGCAAGGGCGACCGTGTGGTATGCTACCACTGCGGAGGCGGCCTTAAAGACTGGGGACGCGGTGACGACCCCTGGGAGGAACACGCTAACTGGTTCCCTCACTGCTCATACCTGCTGCTGGTCAAGGGACGACAGTTCGTGCAGTACATCACGGAGCAGCGCAGGCAGCAGCAACAGGCCACGACCCCCTCCGTCAATCCAACAAGTCAACAGGCCACGACCCCCTCCGTCAATCCAACAAGTCAACAGGCCACGACCCCCTCCGTCAATCCAACAAGTCAACAGGCCACGACC